TATCCGGATTATGGTACCTTGATATTAGACGGAAAAATGTTGGATCAACAATTGAATTTTAGAACAAATACAGGATCTAGTTCTGAAGGAAATAATCACTTTTCGTTGTTTCATTCAATATCTGGAAGCGGCGTACAAACAAATCCGTTAACGGCTGATAAATATGTGTTCTTAGCACGTAATACTGAAAAAATTACTAGTACGCACTTTTTTGTAAGAATTAAAAATGCAGAATATAATTTTTCAAATAATCCATCATATGTTACTGGTAGTGTTGGTCAAATAAAAGAAAAATCTTTTATTGATGATCCAAAAACATATGTTACAACTATAGGCCTATATAATAATAGATTAGAATTATTGGCTGTAGCTAAATTATCTAAACCATTATTAAAATCGTTTCAACGTGAAGCATTAATAAGAGTTAAGTTAGATTTTTAAAATAACTATTATTTGAGCCTAGGTATATTTATATTAAATGTACCTAGGCTTAAACTATCATGTCATATTCACAAATACAAAATAACGAAGATACATATACTGGACCAATACCGACGGTGTTTAAATCAGTAGACGTATCGGATATCAATGTTTATCCATTCAATGTTTATAAACAATGGTACGCATATTCCGGAAGCCATGATTTAATAACACCATCTCAAGGAATTTATACAGACATCAATGTATTACCTATTATAGGAAGTGAATTAACATATAATGATGCTACAAATATAGATGGCTCATTGCAATCAATAACATATTTTGGAATCGATCATTTATACTATAAACGCAAAGATACACCAGCACATACATTTGGCCCTACAAATTTAAATGTATCATTTAAACATTTGTTTGAAACAGCATCAATTTTTTCAATATTGCAACGTAAAATTGGGGATGGCATAAAACCTGCTTCATTTAAAATAGATAGCACAGTTTCTGGCTCATATATTAGTGATAAATTTGGAAACATTGTTGATGCATCATATGCAACCGGATCAATTATTAGCAATGTTATATTTTATGAAGGATTTAATGAATCATTCGATGCTTCTAGAAACATGTATGAATCCTCCGGAGTTACATATATACCAGGCATACCGACTACCACCGGGCAACAAAAATCTTTAGGATTAGCAGCAAAATTTGATGGTAGTGGATTTATTTCTACTGATATCAATGGCTCATATACACGAGAAACAGATTATGCTATTTCATTTTTTATTTGTAGTGCATCTGCTATAACGCCTGGTTTAATATTAACAAAAGCTAGTAGCTCTATTACTCCGTCATATCCGTTCCGCATTGAATTGGTCGGAGGTAAAATACATTATACTGTTGCTGGGGCAACGAATATTAAATGTTTAGTAACATCTTCAGTGTATGTTACTAGTTCATGGACACATATTGTTTGTCAAAAATCAGGCAGTGTTATTCAAATGTATGCAAACAATGCATTGCAAGGCACAGATACATCCACGTTTTTAAGTCAGCAAACCGATCCATTAATATTAACTGCAAGAATTGACAACAAAGATACATTAAAAATTGGAGGGTATAGCACCAATAGCTCAAATCTAATAGGTTCAATTGATGAAGTTAGAATATATAATAAGCAGTTAACTTCAGGTCAACGAGCCGCATTAAATGACCGTGCAGAAGGCGGCACGGTTCTCCAAACGGCACATGTTGGGAATATTTTTACAAAGCAAGGACTTGCAGTATTATCTTCTGCAGATTATCGAGTAAATAACATATTGCAATGTCCATATACAGCATCATATCGTAGCACAAAAACAATCTATGAATTAAATGTGCTAGTACAATTAAATGCAGGAGATTTTAATATGTCTTCAAATATAAGTTTAACCGGCGATGATGATATAAAGTATTTGCCGTTTGTTACTGGTAGCTCATTTATGCCATATATTACAACTATAGGATTATATGATAGTCATGGTCAATTATTAGCAGTAGGAAAATTAGCACAAGCAATTCGCAATAGGCCTGATGTCGACATGAATTTTTTGTTGCGAATAGATCTAGATTCAAAAGTAGTAAATAACATTGTAAGGGAAATATGATAAAATTAAAACAAATTTTATCTGAAATGACTGACGCAGAAATTCGACACCTAGGCAAAAGAATTGAAGCACAAGATTTTCGATATGTCGGCGCCGGGGACAATGCGCGCGTATACAAATTTAATAATCAAGACCTAGTTTTTAAACTAACAACTAGCACAGATGAAATTGAAGTTGCTCGGCAAATACAAAATAAAATATCTGATTATTCTACATTTATTCCGGTGTATTATGTAGGAGATTTATACGGAGGCCAAGCAAAATATACTGATGTTATTGTGATGGCAAATGCAGAAAAATTATCTGCTAATTTAAAACGAAGTATTGATCGCATAGTTGAAAAATATAAAGTGTACGCATATGAACAAGGCGGCGAAGTTTCTATTTTTGATTTTGTAGATCAATCAGGATTAAAACGAATAGACCCGATGATTATAAATTTTATAGAAGCATTACGATCAGATATTGAAAAATTAAATATTACGGATTTGGATCTAGATCTAGATTTTAAGTCAGATAATATAATGATATGGAATGGTAACATGGTAATGGTTGATTGGTAAATATTTATTAAAAAGTATGATATGGATAAAATATTAAATAAAATAATTAGACAGGTTGTAGTAGAAGCTACTACCGTTAAACGTTTAACAAACCAAGTAGATAGTGATACTATTTTAAATAAACTAATTAAACAAGTTATAACAGAGGCAGCTCAGAAAGTAGTAATATCTAAACTTGATAATAAAGTTATTGCATTAACCAGTAAATATGGTTTTGGATTTAAGATTTCAGCTAATTATCCGATTAGTCTTGATCAGGTGCGTGGAAAGATACAGACAAACAGTCAATATGGAACAAGTTCTCCTTATAATTCATATTTAAATTATACATATTTTGTTGGCAGCAATATGCATAAAACCCCAGACAAAAAATATGTTGCTAATGTAATTATAGTAACTGCTAAAACTATGAAGTCATTTAATTCTGCAAAGTTTAATGCAGCAGTAAAGTATCTTTTAGAACCGGATAATAGCAACGCAGATGTTGTTGTTGATGGTTACGCAACAAATACAATAGGACGAAAATCCGGTGACTTAGAAGCTCAACATCACAAAGCGCGAGGTACAGCAGAGGCAGTATATGATTCAACAGACAAACGTACGAACATCAACCAGGGTTCAAACATAATTTTTATTGATAAAGACCCAGGCTATGCAACATTGCCCGCAGATTTAATAACAGTATTAACAAAACAGGGAGCGCCATTAATGTCTACGAGTGGTAGTGAAGTTCCTGGATTTATGTCTGACGAAGACAATGTAGCACCAGCTGATGATACAAAAACAGATAATGGGTCTGTTACTGCTAATACTAACAAACAAGAAGTAGGCTCAGGCGAAGTTGAAAACGTAAACATCGATGGATCATCAATAAAAATGCAAACATTTACCTTTGGCATGAAAGACAACGTTGATTTAAAAATATTTCAAGATGAATTAAAAACTCAGCTAAAAGCTGGGTCAAATCTTACGCCTAACATGAAAGCTTTTATAGCGACTGATAAAATGACAGGATATTATGGGCCATTAACTAGTAGATTAATTGTAGATCTTAAGATAATATTTAACTATACAAATAAAGACGGAAAAATTCTAGAACCTGACTTCCAGCAAACATTAATTGATAAAATGCAGTCTAAAATAAAACTAACAGAACAATTTAATTTTACTGATGATCAATTAAAATTAATAACTAACGCACCGGTATTATTAGATCCTGTAAAAGTTGACATTAAAAAAGATGACATTAAAAAAGATGATATAATAAAAGGCGACACTGAAAAAGTTGCATTAACAAAAGCATATCAACTTTGTTTAGACGCTGCAAAAGATTTAAGAAAAATAACAACAACAAATCCACATGATTATTGGAAGAAATACTTACGTTGGAATGGATTATCATTTAGATCAAATGCTAATGAAAATGGAATTGCATGGTTTAAATCAGCATGGAATAAAGCATGGGGCACAAAATTAGCTGCAGCAGCAAAGATACGTAATACAGCTACTCAAAAAAATATTAAAGAAATTAATCGAAGAAAAGATGATGTAATTGACATGATACGTAAAGGCGGGTCTATGACTGTATATTTACGTATACAAAATCCATTCACAGGAGCACCTACGGATTTTAAAATTAAATGGGATTATCTGTCTGGAGTTCAAAACGCAGCATTTAAAGGAAACCCGAAAAAAACAGTTACAAACAAACAAGCTCAGGATTTTTATAATAAAAAAGGCAAATATCGTAAGCCAATTAAAAATCCAGGACTTGCTGATTAATTAATCAACTCTTAATTATAATACAAGTTATGAAAAAAAATCATTTCCACAGCTCAGGCAATTCAAAACGGGCTGCTGCATTAAAATACGGTTATAAATCTGGATTAGAACATACAGTTGCAGAACAAATAAAAACTGCAGAGTATCCATTAAATTACGAAACAGAAACACTTAATTACGTGGTACCTGAACGTAAAGCAAAATATACTCCTGATTTCATATTTACAAAACGTAATGGTCAATTGATATACATTGAAACAAAAGGCCGGTGGACTAGCATTGATCGAGCTAAAATGAAACATGTATTAGCATCAAACCCGGGTATTGATATACGCATGGTATTCCAAACTCCTACACAAAAAATATCAAAAGGATCGCCAACTACATATGAAGCTTATGCTTTAAAATTAGGAATTAAACATGTAGCAAAAAAAGATATTCCTGTGGAGTGGTTCGCTGAGTGCTTAAAAACAAATGAATCACCGGTTATTGTGAAAAGTTTTTTTGGGTAAGGTTGGAAGTTACAATTTAATTTAATATATTCTTGTATATTAATGAAGTTATTTAATTAATAGATTAATTCATTTATTGAATTGATCATTAAGCCAGTAATGTAATGTATGTGCTTAATATATAATATTATTATAATTAATTGGATTCTGCTCAGAATTTTATTATATTAATAATATGAAGAATCTTAAACTTCTGCAGTTACTTGAATCTATATTAGGTAAAGGAAAATCTACTTCCGGAGACAACATTGCATTCTTTTCTCCATTTGTTTCACATTACAAGCCCAAACTAGAAATTAACATTAAAACAACTAGTGCTGGAGAAAATCATTGGCATTGTTGGATATCCGATAAAAAAGGTCGAAGCATTGCTTCTTTGTTTAAACAATTAAATTTACCAAAAGAACGTTTTGAACAACTTGCTAGAATAATTGAATCAGCAAAATATCGTGTTGATACAACTACGGAAAAACAAGAAATAATACAATTGCCAAAAGAATACGTTCCGCTTTGGAACAAAAAAAATACACCTGATTATAGAAATGCAATTCATTATCTTACACAACGAGGCGTAACTATTTTTGATATTTTAAAGTATCGTATTGGTTATTGTGAAGCTGGCGAATACTCCGGCAAAATAATTATACCTAGCTATGATGCTGACGGACAATTGAATTATTTTGTATCTAGAGCATTTTATCGAGCTGATAAATTTAAACATAAAAATCCTAAAATTTCAAAAGACATTATTGGGTTTGATCTAACAATCAATTGGTCAGAGCCAATCGTATTATGCGAGGGAGCATTTGATGCAATCGCAGTTAAAAGAAATGCTATTCCATTATTTGGAAAAATTATTCAACCTGCACTTCAAAAAAAAATCATTGAAAAACGTGTACGAGACATTTATATTTGTTTGGATGCTGATGCATTACGCAATGCATTACAATTTGCAGAGCGATTTATGGCAGAAGGTCTAAATGTATATTTTATAGAATTACAGGTCGAAGATGCATCAGAATTAGGATTCAATAAAATAACAGAAATCATACAAAATACTCAAGTACTAACATTTGAACATGTTATGGAATTAAAAATGGGACTACTATGGAAATAAAAAAAATACAATCAACTATTACTAAAATTGATAAAATTTTTCATGTATCTGATATTCATATTCGTACATTGAAACGACATACAGAATACCGAGAAGTATTTCAAAACATGTTCGACTATATTAATAGTCACGCAACTAAAAATAGTATTGCAGTTGTTACGGGGGACATTGTTCATAGTAAACTTGATATGTCTCCAGAACTAGTACAAATGTTGATAAATTTCTTTAAAGGATTTACAATACCTACAATTGTTATTCTAGGCAACCATGACATGAATTTAAATAATATGCATCGCATTGATGCTGTTAGTCCTATTCTAGATGTTATTGATAATAAAAATATTCATTTTATACGTGACAATGGATTGTTTGAATTTGGCGGAATTACGTGGAATCATATGGCAGTCGATATCGCCCCGGAGCATTATATTCAAGCTAAAGATTTTGAAGCGCCATATAAAATTGCATTGCATCATGGAGCAGTAAATACTGCTAAAACAGATATTGGATATCAAATTTCAAATGAACATGTAACCATAGACACATTTAAAGGACATGATTTAACATTGTTAGGAGACATACATAAACCAGCACAATTTTTAGATGCTAACCGAACTATTGCATATCCTGGGTCATTGATTCAACAAAATCACGGAGAAGCATTAGACCACGGGATATTGGTGTGGGACGTTGAAAATCGACGGGCTGACTTTGCTGAAATACCAAATGATTATGGATATGTAACTATTGAAACATTGGGTTCTTCAATTGTTGCATCGCCACATCGAATGCCAAATAAACCTAGAATTCGCATTAAATTTAATGAAACTAGTGCAGCAGACATGAAACGGTTGATTGCAACTATTCGAAAAAAATACAATGTACAAGACATAACTATTCAGAGAACAATAACCAGTACTGATTCAACTTCTGCAACTTCAATATCAATTGGCAATGTTAGAGACGTTGAATATCAAAATACTTTGTTGACTGATTATATTGATATAAACTTTCCACAAGCAACTGCACAAGAACTTGATACGGTACGACATATTAATCGAACCATTAATTCAAAATTACCAGCAGTAGAATCGATACGACATACCACGTGGCATCCAATATCATTTGAATTTGAAAACATGTTTTCATATGGAGACAATAATATTTTAAATTTTGATAATTTGTCAGATGTTTGCGGACTTTTTGCGGCAAATACATCAGGTAAATCATCACTATTAGATGCAATTACATATACTATATTTGATAAATGCAGTAAAACAGGAAAAGCGAATGAAGTTTTAAACAACAAAAAAACTACATTTAAAGGCATCTTTAAATTTGAAATGAACGGCATTCAATATACAATTGAAAGACGTGGAACCAAGAAAAAAGAAAAACATGTTAAGGTAGATGTAGATTTTTATACAGATACAGAAAATTTAAATGGTGAAGAACGAAGTGATACAAACAAATCAATTCGAAGATATTTAGGTACATATGATGATTTTATTTTAACTGCATTTTCACTTCAAGCTGACAACAATAATTTTATTGAAAAGTCTCAAAAAGAACGCAAAGATTTGCTTTCACAGTTTTTAGATATCACTGTATTTGAACAACTATATCAACTTGCAGCTGACGAAATTAAAGAAACTTCCGGCAAATTAAAAACATATAAAAAAACGGATTTTGCAGAAATAATTATTCATTCAGATGATATTATAACTAAAAATCAAAATAAAATTCAAAAATTAGAACAATCAGAAGCCACTTTACAAGAAACTAGAAACACATTACAAGAAAAAATTGTTTTATTAATTGAAACAAAATTACCAACAACGTATGATGGACCTAATATCAATGCCTTAAATAAAATAGAACAAAATTTAGAAAGTTTAATTGAACAACTGCAAGAAGATATAGAAATCTCAGAAACATCAATTAATTCAATATCTGCAACAATTTCTAAAGCAAGAACAAACATATCAAAAATTAATATCAAATCTGTAACAAATAAATTGCAAAAATTACAAGACTTGCAAGATCAACAACATAGTTTAATGTTACAAATTACAGAACAACAAAGAACATGCAATGAAAAACAACAAAAAATTGATCATCTTAACACCCACCAATATGATCCAAATTGTAAATACTGTACATCTAACATATTTGTACAAGATGCAATCCAAGCCCAAACTACAATTAATACAGATCAAGAAATATTAAATAGTTTGCAAATAGAATTGTTAAATTATCAATCTAAAATTTCCATGTTAACTGAATTTATAGCAATAAATCAAACATACAATGAATTAACGGCTGATATTACAACAAATATTAATTTGCGTGAACGATCTAAATTGCAACAACAAATTTTAGAATCTGATTTACAAACTCGCGAATCTGAACTAGAAACATGTTTAGATCGACAAGAACTATTTAGTAAAAACGAAACAGCAATTAAACATAATGAAACAGTTGATGAATTAATTGAGGCATGTAAATTGGAAATTATTGGATGCACTACTGATATAAAATCAATTCAAGAACAAATTAAAAACATGTATGGGGCTATAGAAGTAGCAAAAACACATAAAAGTATTGCCCTAGAAAATTTAGAAAAATATCAACAATTAGAAATTGAATATAAAGCATATGAATATTATCTAGATTCAGTTAAACGAGACGGCATTGCTATGGAATTGGTGGTTAAAGCACTTCCTAAGATAGAAGTAGAAATTAACAATGTGCTCAATCAG